TGCCAGTGAATGTGGCTTTGGTTCTATCGGATATGGCGGAACCAAAAGACGAACCAATGCCTTGACCTTCAACCAAATTGTTGGTGATGAGGCCTGCAAGTCCTTTTTTTCGTATGCCTTCAGCTTTGCCGTATTCCATTTACTATTTTCTTTGTCTTTCCCGTATCTTTTGGTTTTCTTCTTCAATATACGCAATCAACATAGAAACGTAAATGTCCCGTTCCCAAGGCATCATATTTTCAAGCTCTGACAAACTATACTTGTGGTGTTGTATCAATGAAAAGTTTGTCTTGTAATAATTACTCAGATTGTCATGACGAAAAATTAGCCGAAAAAATTTTCTAGGCCTTCTACTTCTATTTTATGGTGAAACCCACACTTTGAGCAATCAATTTCAACTGTTTGTTTTAAACTTGGCAAATTATTAAAAAAATTCTCTACCTTGGCAAACTGTGATTGATTCATGCCTTCCACAAACTCTAACATTTCACCTGGTTGTGCTTCTGCTGAGTAATAGAATTGTTCACCATCATAGATATACTCTATAGAACTGGCAATCATATTAAATGTGGTTTCAGTAATATTATTATACTTCAATGAATCTTGAACTATGTTGAACTCTGGATATTTTAATTTGATTGAGATTGTGTCGGTCAACTGAATTTCATCAGAAACACCTTCTTTGCGTTCAACCTGTAAATCTAATAGATTGATTTCTTTTTCCATTAAATTACCACATACTTTATCTTCAACTTCATTATTGCACTTATATTTTGATTCAACAACCTCACCTACTGATTTAGCACGTAAGTTAACAAAATAATATTCAACATCAATGATGGGTAATTTTTCAATATCGACACCTTCCGTTAAGGTACAATTATAAAGGATATCTTTTACATTTTGGTGAATTGTGGATGTTTCATTCGATTCAACTGCCATCAAAAGGTTTCTTTGTTCTTTAACCAAAAATGGTCTGTATTTAATTTTCTTTTTAGATAACGGCAATTCTATTTCATATGTCGGCACATCAAGTTTTGGTAAAGCCATAATTTATCTCCTTATAAAATCACTTAAAAATACTTCTTTGTATGTTATTCACTATTGATTGACCAGCTGCACTTACAGCACCTTGAGCGTTTCCACCTAAACCACCAACCACATCAGAAAAATTGGCCAAGCCAGCATCGACCAATTCCATACCAAATGATTGTAGAGAATTATTACTCCAACGAGTGTATGCAAAAGTTACTGAAAGCTTGTGTGGGTTATCGGATGACCAATCTAAATCTAATTGATTCATTGAAATTGGAAACGCATCAAACAAATTAACAGAATATGATACTTTGTTTTCTACATCATATTGATTAATCTGTATTGTCGTGGAATAATCACCCTTGTATCTAAAATTATAATTGTATGTTGGATTAATAAAATTCATCCAAGCATCAAAGAATATTTTTTGTTGCATATCACCATCAACAATAAAAGTTAAATCCATGTCGTTATAACCAGTCAGATATGGATACTTCTCAACAGGATTAGATCCAATTTTTTGTTCTACTGTCATTAAACTTCTACCTGGCAAATTAGCATTCTCACAACGGTACACTAAATTTCTAGCCGATTTGATATATGGTATTAAAGTTAAAGGAATAGGAATGTTCACATCAAACCTATTTGCTCTCGCTAGGTCTTTTGTGAAACTGGATTTAAAATCGTTAATGGTACCTGGCATTTAACTTTTCCTTATTTCTTCTAATGAATCTTGCCAAACTTCATTTACCGAAGCCTTTTTAAACTGGTGAATAGGCAAGTATGCCGCAATATCCCATTCATTTGGTTGTACGGCAAGTATTTTTGACTGAATATGACCATGTAAATACTTCTTCAAGCATGGCCGAAACTCTCTATAACGCTTGGAGGCGTTTAAAATATCGTAGCTGACTCTCATACGCATAATATCATTATTGCCGTCAAGGATGGCGTAATCCATCAGTTTATCCAAAAGCGTGATTCGGTATTTTACCGGTAGATAATGTAGGTTTAAACCGAGAAAACCATCTTTATATTTTTCCAATACCAAAACCAAAGGAAAGCGGTCATAATATGGTATATCTTTTTTCGTTTTAGGATCATAATAAAAATAATATAATCCACCAGTCACAAAACGATTTCTTTTTCTAAAAGCTTCGTTATTGATTGTTGATGGTATTCCTGAAGGATTTCTCAACTCAGCAATCTTTGTGGTTAGCCATTTAAGAGAATCACGGCTCATTATTTGCAATTGAGCAGTTGTTCTTTCTTTGGCTAATTGTGTAAGTTTAGATCCCATTGTATTATTTAGTCTATAGTCCTAGATGATCTTCTGTTATTAACTTAAACTCCCAACCACGATCTAAACAATATTCCGTGGCGGCCTTCCATTTGGCTTGATTGATTCCATATGTAACCACCTCATTTATGTATTGTTTTGTCAATCGTTTTTTAGTTTCAGGAGTGATTGTTTGTTTCTTAGGTTTAACTTCAAGTAACATTGTTTTCAACACTCCTGTTTTGGTTCTAACTTTAATCAAAAAATCTGGAAAGTAACGATGCCACAGGCCATCTTTTGGAGATTTATAAGGAATGATCAATTCTTCTGATGCCCATGATACAATATCTGGATTTTTGTCGAACCAATTCATCATCTTACACTCCCAAGAAGAGCGATAAATGATATTATTAGGATCCCCAACGTATTTTTGAGGATTAGAAGGTGTGAAACGTCCATTATAAGCCATATAAATACTATGTATAACTTTTTTAATAGAGGATTCAATGGCCATTATTTCCATACCAAATTCTATAGGTGGAGTTTCCATACCTGGAGCCTTAGTTGAAGGTCCATTAGGTACTCTATTTGGAAATAAATTTGGTCGAACCGATTTACAATACCCTAGAGATTTACAGACATCGACAAGAGGCCATGTTGTTGTAATTAATATCAATGAAATAACACCAGCAACATATGAAAGTGTAAAGAGCAGTTTTATTAAAGGTAAAGATAAATTATTTGGTGCTGTTAATAGTGCTGTCAATAATGCTGGTAGTTCTTTAGAATCAGGATTAAATGCTGTTACATCTTATGTTGACGATATAAAAAGTGGAAAAATATCACTTGGTGGCGAATTAGATAAATCGGTTGCTGGATTGAAAGATTTTCTAGGTAATGACAGTATCAACATTAAAAACCCAACCAAAAAATCTGTTGCCGGAATATCATTGTATATACCAGATACGATGGCTTTTACATATTCTGCTTCATACGGACAATTAAGTTTGGTTGACGCTGCTGCTCAGGTACCGGGAATAGGCAGAGCAGTTGGTGCAATCGCTTCTATTGCTACCAGTGGGCCAGCAAGATTATTGGCCAAGGGTGCCGGATTTGCTTTTAACCCACAACAACAATTATTATTTGATGGTATAGATTTTAGAACATATCAGATGGCATTTACATTTACACCATATTCTAAAAAAGAAGCGGAAACAGTTGCAAAAATTGTTAAAATGTTAAAAACACATGCAGCACCACGATTGGCAGAAGGCACAGCCGGTATGTTTTTTGTACCTCCGTCAACATTTAATTTAGAATTTTTATTTAATGGTAAAAGAAATCAAAATGTTGGCCGAGTTGCTGAGAGTGTAATTGAAAGTATTGATATCAATTATTCTCCAAACGGATTTTCAACTTTTGGTGATGGTGCACCAGTTCAAACAACAGTAACTATAAATTTCAAAGAAGTTGAACTCATTACAAGAGAAAAAATAGAAAAAGAAGGTTATTAATGCAATATTTCGACACATTACCAAAAATTATTAAAACCGATACAAGTGGTAATTCATCACTAATGGTGAATTTGATGGCAAGGTGTAGTGTTATTCCCGACATACTTAATAATCCATTAGTATATTATTCATATGATATCCAAGAAGGAGATACACCAGAAATTATTGCTTACAAATATTATGGTGATTCTTATCGTTATTGGATTGTTTTATACGTAAATCAAATATTAGACCCACAATGGCAATGGCCAATGCAGTCTAGTGTTTTAGAATCTTATATCACAGATAAATATAATTTTAATGCTAAAGCTACCATTCATCATTATGAAAAAGTGATTACCAAATTTAATTCAAGAACAAGCACCACGACAATTGACAATTATATTATTGATCAACAATCTTATAATACTTTACAAACCGGAGTGTTTGAACGTAACATGGCAACCGGACCATTTACTATAACCACTAGCCGTAAAACAGTTTCTTATTATGAATACGAAACAGATTTAAATGAATCGTATAGAAATATAAAATTATTAAATTCAATTTATGTGGGTGAATTGGAAAAACAGTTTAAAAAATTAATGGCTTAACATGGCAGAATTTGATCAATCTTCTTTAGGTGTGGAATCTCCTGGTGCCTACTATACACAAGACTATTCATTAGAAACTTTAAATTTTTTAACTTCAAGTGGTCAAAAATTTGAGTTAAAACGTTTAATGATTGATATGTCCTATTATGAGGACCTTTATAGTTTTACAGCCTCAGGTTATGTTACAGTAACAGATTCTCAAGGATTTATTGAACTTTTTCAATTAACAGGTAATGAATTCATTGAAGTTAATTTTGGTAAAGTGAAAAATGGATCAAACAATAATGATCAATTGTTTCGAGTATACAAAGTTGGAGGTAAAAAACCTGCAGGAAATTTAAATACTGAAACATACACACTATATTTCTGTTCGGAAGAATTGTTGTTATCTGAACAAATTAAAATCAGTAAATCGTATACTGGCCAAAAAATATCCACTATTGTAGAAAACATATTGGTTGATAAATTAAAAGTGCCTAGCAGCAAAATTAATAACATTGAATCAACAACTGGTTTATATGATTTTGTTATACCTCGATTAAAACCATTTGAAGCGATTAGTTGGTTGTCAACTTATGCTCGACCAGCAAATAATGGTTCCGTTGGTGCTGATATGTTATTCTTTGAAACTAAAGATGGGTTTAATTACCGATCATTGCAGTCCATGTTTAAAGAAGAACCATATGCTACTTACAAGTATCAGGCACAAAACATTGCCATGGATAAACAATCTTTTAAAGAAAAAACAATAAGTGTTTTGGATTATGAATTTGTTAAAACTTATGATTCAGTCAACGAAATAAGTTCTGGCACATTTGCAAACAGATTAATTTCAATTGATCCATTAACAAGGTCATACAAAGTAACCGATTTTGATTATTTAAAGTATAAGAACCAAGCAGTTACATTAAATGAAGGTGAAGTAAGTAATGCGTTAAAGAATAGATTGGGGTTAACTCAATATGAAACATATGATGCAACACTAAAAGTAGCTTTGTCAAATTCTGGCCAAAATGAAGCAGCTTACTTTAAAGAAATACCAGGATCAGTTGCAAAAAACATTGCAATAGAAACATATTTGCCAAATAGAACGGCACAAATTGCTCTCGCAAATTATACTGTTGTTAAATTAACAATACCTGGTGATCCAGGTTTGACAGTAGGCAGAACAATTGAATTTAATTTGATGTCACTAAGACCAGAAACAAACGAAAAACAATTGGACAAATTTTATTCAGGCAAATATTTGGTCACAGCAGTTCGACATATCATACAACCAAATAAATATCAAACAGTTCTTGAAATTAGTAAAGATAGTGTACCAAATAATTATCAAGAAATAGATCAAACGGCATTTAAAGAAGCGGTGGCAGAATGAATAATTTTATAGGCAAAGATGGATTTAATTGGTGGTATGGTGTAGTAGAAGATGTTAACGATCCAGCCAAATTGGGTCGAGCAAAAGTTCGTATCTTCGGACACCACACAGATAACTTGGTAGAATTACCAACAAAAGATTTACCTTGGGCCGCAGCCGTTAATCCAGTAAACAATTCAAAATCATTTAGTGCACCTAGATTAGGTGACTATGTGATGGGTTTCTTCTCTGACGGAACTTCATCACAATCACCAATAATGATGGGTGTTTTTCCTGGACTTGAAGCTGTACCAAATAAAAATAAAGGATTTTCACCTCAGAGTGATTTAAAACCGGCAACACCACCATCAGGCCAAGTTCAATATGAAGCAGGCAAACCTACACTTTCACCTTTATCTAGAGGTGTGGTTGATAAAACAGCCATTTCACAATCCAATGCTAATTTAGCTCATGTGTGTGACATCTCAGTAAATATGAAATTTGAAATTGCTAAAATGGCATTTAAAACAAGTGAATTGGTAGAAACAATTAGATCCGCAATTAAAGGCCTTTGGGCTAGTGCATCTTCAAGTCCATTTGCTGATGAAATCAGAAGTGCTATAAAAACAATTAAAGCACAAGTTAAAGTAATACAAAAATTTATTAAAAAAATACAACAATATGCCGGAGCTGTTAAAGATTTAATGGATCAACTACAAAAAATAATTCAATACGTTGCTACATTACCAGCAAGAATAGCCAAATTTCTACAAGATTGTTTAAAAGAAGCTCTTGGTGGTATATCTGGTGCAATTGCTGTAGGTCAAGAAATTCAAAAAAATATTACAGAAGGAAATGTTTCTTTAGCAAACTCATCAGCTATTGCAGCAGAACTAGCTTTGACCGATAAAGAAACTATTGTGCCAGTTCAAAATACGATTGTGAAACCATAATGGCCGATATGTCATGGACGGAACCGGAATCAGCAGCTAATACTGATTACCAACCAATATATTCTTATAATAATATACAACAAACAGAATCAGGTCATTCATTTGAAATGGATGATACACCAACTCGTGAACGTGTTCGTATACAACACCGTTCAGGTTCGTTTATTGAAATGCATCCTAATGGTGATGAAGTTCATAAAATTGTTGGTAAAGGCTATGAAATTATTGCTTCTGATAAAAACGTATTAATTAGAGGCATTTGCAACATAACTATTGAGGGTGATTCGGCACTTCACATTAAAGGTGATGCTTATACACAAATTGATGGGTCTGCATATCAAAATGTTAAAGGTGATGTAAATCAATCTGTTTCTGGAGATGCAATTCAATCTGTTGACGGTGATGTGGAAATAAATTCTTCTGGTGATATTACATTAGGTGCCTCAACTGTTAACGTAAATGCTGATTTGTATGTTCGTGGTGATATAGGCACATCACAATCAGTTCAAGCAGATGGAAATATTACAGCAGGTCTTTCTGTATCTGGTAATAAATCTGTTGAAACTTTAGGTTATATGATAGCAGGTACAACAATTGATGCCGGCATTTCAATGTTTGCGCCAATGGTTTCAGATATGTTTGGTTCAGTACAAATGTTTAGAATAAAAGTTAATATGCATACTCATATTGGAAACCGTGGATTCCCAACTTCACCTCCATTA